GAGCGGCCCGGCGTTGTAGCGGGCCAGCTCGGCGGATTCGGCTTGGACGGCTTCAAAAGCCTCAAAGGCGTCAACGATGTCGGCGGCGTCCAGCAGCGCTCTGGCCAGCTCGCGGGCCCGGGTCGGTGACATGCGCGCTTCCATGCTGGCAGGGCCTGCGTCCAGATCCATGGCCACGAAGGCGCGGTCCTGGCCTGTGAATTTAATGGCCTTCACCGACGCGCACACCAGCCCTGGGTGGTAGCGGTCGCGGCTGTTGATGGGGGTGGTGGAGAGCGTGTAGCGCGTCAGGTCGTAGCCGTCGTGGTCGCTCCAGGCGGTGGGGGTGGTCTCTCGGGTGTCTTGCATTTCAGCCTCCGGGGTTGTAGTGGCCGAATTCTACACACGTAGATATAAAAATCAACAGGCGTCGAATCAAAAAACGAAAAAAAACCAGCAACTGCTGGTTTTCATTTAATTGCGCCCGCCGTTAGCTATAAGTTATGTAGCGTTCGCAGTCAGTTTGCAGCCGCAATGCGCGCAGACTGTGGCGTCCCGGCGTATCAATTCGCGGCAATCCGGGCAGCGGACGTGTGTTTTTTCGCTCGCCTGGTCGGGGTCTGATGGCAGGCTCATGACGATCAGCAGCAGCGCGGCCATGGGCGGGCTTATGAGCAGTGCCGAAAGGCCCCAGCCAATACCGCTGCGGCTTTTTGCATGGGCCACCATGCCGACTGCAATAGCCGCAAAAAAATAGAACGAAAACAAATAGTCCATGATGAGGTGTGCGTGGTGCGTTCCCCAAATGATGCTTTACTTTTTGTAGCTGTCAAGGGGTATCACGTTGGCGCTGGTTCATGCGGCCTTGCGCTCCTGGATGTTGCGCAGTTCTCGCTCCCACTTTTCCACCAGAATTTCAATGTGGCTGTCCATATCGACAAAGGCGCGCTCGCGGGCGGCGAACGGCAGGGCGGCGATCAGATGTTTGTAGCGCTGATAGGTGACACGTTTGAACGGCCACACGGGGTGATCTGCGACGGGTTCTTCGGGCTTTGATTGGCCGGCATGGGGTGTCGTGATGGATGGGTTGAGCAGCTGGTCCACGCTGATTCCCAGCGCGCCCGCGATGGCCACGGCGTATTTGGAGCGCGTGCTGTCGCGGATCTCCAGTGCGCTGATGGTGCCAACGTCCACGCCGCTGCGCTCGCTAAGTTCTTCCAGCGTCCATTGGCGCATGGCGCGCTGTTTTCTGATTTCTGATCCGAGGGCCATGGCGTCACCTTAAACAGGCGTAGACAAGCAAACAAACACGCTTGTTGATATTTGATATCTACCCTTGTAGAATTCGCGCATGAATGCAATTCAACAAGCGATCGATGCGGCGGGCGGGCCTTCCCGGATGGCCGCTGCGTTGGGGGTGACGGCGCAAGCCGTGTGCTTCTGGCGCGACGGCAAGCGCCGCCTCCCTTTTGACCACGGCCCTGCCATCGAGCGCCTGGCGGGCGGTGTGGTGACGCGCCAGCAGCTTTTTCCGAACGACTGGCGCCGGGTGTGGCCCGAGCTGGTGACTGGCGGTCATGATGGTGGCCAAGACGCTGTGGTTATCCCGTCCGCCCAGGCGCCCTCGCCGGTGGCTTGAATGGCCGTCGTTGCACGTTTGATTCCCACCCGCCGCCGCACACAGCCGGTGCGGCCGTCGACGTTCCTCCTTAGTCTCCAGGCCGCCGTGCGCGGGAAGGTGCACGGTGTTGGGCGCGCCGGGGCGGCGGGTGGGCTTTTGTGGCTGGAGGCTGGTGCGCATGGCGCCAGTCTCTTTTTTTTGCTCGGCGCGGGCATTGCGAACGGGCACGAATTTTTCGCAACGCTTCGTAAAGGGGTCTGTTCATGACAACGGATGGTTCATTCAATGACGCGCTGGTGGCCGCCGTCAAGGCGCTGGGCGGCTCCAAGGTGGTGGGCGCGCTGCTGTGGCCCGAGAAGGCCCCGGACGCGGCACAGCGCCTGTTGCTGGACTGTCTGAACGATGATCGCCCGGCCCACCTGACGCCCGATCATGTGCTGATGATCTTGCGCCTAGCCCGCCAGCGCGGTCATCATGATGCGGTGGCGTGGATGCTGGCCCACCTGGGCTATGCCGCGCCGGTGCCGGTGGAGCCGCGTGATGAGGTGGCCGAGCTGCAGCGCCAGTTCATCGAGGCCAGCCGGGCGATGCAGCAGCTGGCCGGCCGGATCGAGCGCCTGAACACGGCGCCGGCTGTGGTGCACCACACCATCAACGCGCCCTATGGCGCGCCGGCGCCGTTGCGGGGGGCGGTGTGATGTCAGGCGCCGCAACGATGGTGCTGCATGCGCCAGTGGGCGGGCGGCCACGGGGCGAGGCGCGGTTGCGTCTTGAGCAGGCGTTGCGTTTCATCAGCGCTGACTTCGAGGCCATGGCGGCGGCCACCGGGCTGCCGGCCGAGCAGGTGCGGCGCACGCTGTACAACATGCGCCGCTCGGGCGTGGTGGGCCGTCATGGCCGGGTGCGCAGCCCGGCCAGCCCGCGCGCCAGCCGCCTGGTGTATGGCCCACCCGACCCAGCCGACGACGGCGTCGCCCGCCTGGCCAGCACGATGTGCCAGGCCTGGCGGTGACAAAAATTCTCATGGAAAGGCTTTGATCATGATGGAAGCTGTTGCAGCGCCAATCCGTTCGGCCCCCGTTATCGTGCCGGGGCCTGACGGCCTGCCCAAGATGCGAAAGAGCCACCGCCTGGTGTTCGATGTGGCGCTGGGCCGCCACCGCGACGGCTGGCGCGATGTGACCGATGTGGAGCTGCAGGCCGCGCTGGAGCGCCTGCATGCGCCGCGCCGGTTTGACCGCGCGTGGATTGCCGGGCGCGTGTCGGAAATGAAGGCCTTTGGCCTGCTGCTGGAGTCCACCGCGCACCGGCTGAGCCGTGGCGATGTGTCGGGCGTGAAGGTGCGGGCCACCTACATCCCACCCGGTTATCGCTCGCCGGTGGCGGCTACCACATCGGAGGATTGCTACTGATGCGGTCCAGAAACATCAAACCGGGGTTTTTCAAGAACGAGGATCTGGCCGAATGCTCGCTGGCCGCTCGACTGTGCTTTGTTGGCCTGTGGATGCTGGCGGATCGGGAGGGCCGGCTTGAAGACCGCCCGAAGCGCATCAAGGCCGAGCTGTTTGCATTTGACTCGATTGAAGTGGCGCCGCTGCTGGCCGAGCTGGAGCAATTCGGTTTCATCATGCGGTATGCCGTGGAGGGTCGAGGCTTCATTCAGATCAAAACATTTGACAAACATCAAAATCCGCACCACCGGGAACCACCCAGTAGCATTCCATCACCCCAAAGCCCTGGGCTTTTGGGTGATGAAAGTTCGGATCATGGGGTCGAAACCGTGCTGATTCCTGATTCCGGATTCCTGATTCCTGATTCCGGATTCCTGATCCCTGATTCCGGGGAAGCACACGCACTGCCTGATCCCGCGCGAGCGCCCCCCGCCGATGCCGCTGTCGCGCCTGACGGCGCTGCGCGCGCTGGCCCAAGCCCCGCATCGCAAGCCCCGCCAGACGCCGGGCAGCCCGAACAGCCGTCGCCAGAGCGGCCCCAGGCCACCGCTGCGCCTCCGCCATCGCCAACGGTTGCCGCGGTGGTGTGCCGGGCGATGCGCGCGGTCGGGCTGGCCAGCGTGAACCCGTCAAGCCCGGAGCTGGCCGCGCTGATCGACGCCGGGGCGGATGAGGCGGCTTTTGTGGCCGCTGCCGCCACGGCGGTGGACCGGGGCAAGGGCTTTGCCTACGCCCTGGCCACGGTGCGCGGGCAGATGGCGGATGCGGCCCGCGCGGCAGCCGGCGTGCACGGCCTGGGCGGGGCGCCGCCGGCCCGCGCCAGCCCGAGCGAGCCCGCCTGGCGCGCCGAGCAGCGCCAGCGCACGCTGCAGGCGGTGCCCGGCATCGCCGCAAAACCGCTGGCGTTGCCGCCGAAAAAACTCATCGAAACGGGTGCGGATCATGTCGTTGCCATTGCCATGGGTTGACAAGATTTTCGAGAAGCTGACGCTGGTGTACGGCCAGGCGTTTTTGGCGCGCTGGCGCGACCTGGACATCGATGCCGTCAAGCACGACTGGGCGCACGAGCTGGCCGGGTTCGAGCAGCATCCGAAGGCCATTGCGCATGCGCTGCAGGCGTTGCCGCCGGACAAGCCGCCCACGGTGTTGCAGTTCCGCGATCTGGCGCGCAAGGCGCCGCTGCCCGAGGTGCCACGCCTGCCACATGCGCCGGCCGATGCGGCGCGTGTGGCGGCCGAGCTGGCCCGGCTGGCGCCGTTGCGCGAGACCGTGCCCGGCGGCGTGGATCACCGGGCGTGGGCGCGCAAGATCGCGGCGCGCCACAGCCGGGGCGAGCGCGTGAACCGCACGGTGCTGCACTTTGCCCGCCAGGCGTTGGGGGAGGCGCCGTGACCCGTGCCGAGGCCTTGAAAAAGCTGCTGGCGCTGGGCGACCTGACGCTGCCGGAAATCCGCGTGACGATGGGCGGCGACCTGCCGGCGCTGGACGCGGCCATGGGCCGCCTGCATGCCGCCGGGGAGCTGACCTGGCGCAACGCCGGCAGCGGGCAACGCCTGTGGATGCTGGCCCGCCAGCCGGATTACTTGCGGCGGGCGCCGGAGTGATCGAGGGCGGCGAGCCGTGCCCTTGGTGCGCGTGTTTTCGCGCGGTGGGCCGCTGTGGGCGCTACCACCTGAGTTGCGTCGGCTGCTGCGCCCGCCTGGTGCGATCGGCCCGCCCGTGGAAGCAGGCGCAGGAGGCGATGCTGGCCGTGATCGCGCGCCAGCCGGGCCGCCCGACCAAGGCGCAGGTGCTGCAGGCGCTGCGCGAGCTGGACGCGGCGCTCAGGCCGACAGGCGGCGAGCCTCAAGCCGCGTCCGGCCAGGCAAAGCCGTGAGTCGATTGCTCGGTGCCTGTGGTCGGCGTGGTGAAAACACGCGCCGACTGCTCGGGGCACTTTGTCGGCGGCGCTGGGAACCGGGCGGTTTTGCCGGTGGCATCCCGGCCTGCGGCCCGCATACCCCCGGCGCCGCTGGGCCAGGTCTCGGGGCATGTTGTCGGCGGTGTTGGGAACCGGGGCGTTTTGTCCGCCATGAACCGCGCCGCCCGGCCGATACTCCCGCCGCTTCAGCCCGGCGGCTGGTCGCCTCGGTGCGGGCGTGCTTGCGCCTGCACCTGCCCGGCGGCCCACGCGGCGCGGGTTGGCTCGGCATCGGGCATGCCTTGCGCGGCGCGCCAGGTCTCGTAGGCGTTGGGGTCCATCCACACCACGCGCACCAGCGGCACGCCCAGCGCCAGCACCTGGGCGCGCAGCCGGGCCACAATGGCGCCATGCGCACCGGCTGGGGCGCCGGCCATGTCGGGCCGGTAGCGCGCCAGATCCCCGGGCGTGCGGTAGCGCATCAGCACCACATCGGCCGGCGCGGTGCCTTGGTGCGCCATGGCCTGCTCGATCACGGCGGCGCCCTGGTCGGCCGTGTGCTGGATGGTGGCATCCAGGCGCGCCACCACGTCGGCCACGTCTGCCGGCACGCCAGCGCGCCCGCTCTCCCAATGCTTGACGGTGCGCGGCGCCACACCGCACAGCGCGCCCAGCTCGTCGCGGGTAAGGTTGCAGGCCTCGCGCAGGGTTTGCAGCTCGGCGCCGGTGATGTTGTCGGCTGTGCTCATGGCTCGATCCGGGTTTGTTGCTCAATGTCGGCCGCGTCGCCGGGTCGAATGCGCATCAGGTAGCGCACCGCGTCTGAGTAGCAGTAATCGCGGTGCAGGTGTTCGGCGTGCGCCACCTCGCCAGATTCAAACAGATCAAACCCCCGCGCGGTGTCTCCGGCTCCAGTGCGGTTTTCAATGGCTTGCAGTATTTCGGCGGTCGTTCTCATGATTTCACCTCTAGAAAATCTCATCAAATCGGGTT